GTAGTTGGCTCTTCGTTTGTAGTATCGTAATAACCAACTAACGCCGCGCCATTAGTTACAGGCTGCTCATTAGCTAATTCTGAGCGCAATGTAGATGTATCTGAGGATTGTTCTAATGTTGCGGCTATAACTCCATTACTAGAACCCATCCATACTTGCTGCGACTCAAGTACAGGTATTTGTACATTAGCGGAAATAGTCGATTCAGGAAGATACGAATTTACAATATACGATATATTGCGCTCTAAAGTATAGGATTTATTTTGCTGGCTAATTAAAAGTAGTTTATCTAATGCCAAATCAAGTGTAATACCACTAAATGTTGTAGCATCGGAAAACATTACATCAAGTGAGGCCGAAACATCACGCACAATTGTTACTACATAACCATTCGGCGGAATATAATCCGCATTAAATGTGACTATACCTCCCGTAATTGGGTCTAAATTTGGGGTATAAGTATACGCAACATTCCATTCATTTATATCTGAAGCAGGAACAGGTGTGGCAGATGCCAATTGAGTAAACACATCTAAATCAGGCTGACCCGATGTTTCAATTGGCGTATAAAAGGGCACGATATAAGTTGTAGTAACACCGTCTGCCAAATACTGAACTATGGTATTTTGTTGTGGTAAATCTGCCATGATTATTCCTTAAAATAGTGGTCTTTGACCTGGCTCTAAATAGGGTTTATCACCCATTAATTGTTGGAAAAAGGGATCAGCAAAAGGTATAGAGCTAATAGGGTTTGCATTCTTTACAAAATCCTTAACCGCACTTTTGGCTTGCTTAGGGTTGCCGCTCATTAAAGCAAATCCTGTGGCCAGTGCATCAGAGGCCAAATTCATCGATGGCGACATAAGCAAATTCGTAGCTAAATACTTACTTTCATTTTGTGGATCCATGACCTTCATGAATATGCCCGCACCAGGTATAACCATTCTCACTAAAAATTTCATCTTCTCATGAGCATTCATTTTATTAAAATCAGGAGGGGATTTACCTTGTGCTATTGACTCAAGAATAATACTCAAAGAATTAGCCATCATAGTTCCTGCGGTTAATGTAAAACCATACATCAATCTCGCCTGATAACTATCAAAATCCCTCATTCCTCCATTCCAAATGCGCCTGAAATATGCAATAGGATATTGCTTGAATTGCCTGAACATAGATAGCAAAATCCCACCACTACTGCCAGGGCTAGCAAAATTGCCACCAGTGAGCACGGATTCAAACGCACCTGGATTTAATACAGTGTTTTCTTTTGCCATATTAAACATACCAAATACTTTATTGTACAATGCATCCCGATAGCCAGATAATGGCGTTAATTTATCGCTTTGATTCCAAAGCTCTCGAATCTCAGAACTTGATAACCCATCCACTGTTTCAGGGCCAAAGAGTTCATCATCAACTTTTGAGCGCAACGCATCCCATTCATGCTCATTTATATTAAATTTCTCAAATTGACTGCGTGTCTGCTCACCTAATTCTGCAAATGTCTTTCCTGCATCATGACCTATGCCCTTCATTAATGCAGCACCCGAACTCAATACGTTTCCTTTATCTAAGGCGTTCATCCCGGTATACTTAAAGAATGCATTCGTGACTTTACTTGTGACATTTCCAAAGCTTGTAGCATCAGCAAATTTACCTAAATACCCCATATGCACATCTAAATCCATCTTCAAACATTTTGCTAATCTAATTCTAGATTCATCTGGGAATAAACCGAATTGATGGATTATGCCATCGAAGTAATTTGACCAATATGAGTACCCAAATCTTTGTGCAAATGCCGCAACTTGACCCACGTCTGCAATACTTTGAATAGGCAACTTCCCTAATCTATTCATCGTACTCAACGTTACGAGTGCATTCTTGATATTGTTTAGTTTCGGTGAATATATAGTCTGGTCAGAACCTCTAACACTTTTATAAAGTTCATCAGAATACTTTAGTTTACCGATAGATGTTTCAGGCTTTGATTCTATAGTCGCAAGACGCATAGAATTATACATTGCATCAGGATTAGAACCCATTATTTCTGCCATGCCAATTGAACTTCCCGAAGTCTCAACATCTTTTAATAACGCGGAAAACAATGATCCAGTCCCAAATTCATCATTAAAATTACCCCAGGTCGACCAGTCCTTTGCATGATAGAATAATCTTCTGGAACGCTGCACCGCTTCCCAATCTCTCACCACACTAGATTTAATTGATATTTGCGAAGAGCCACGCACAATATTATCGAATGTCTTACCTACAATCTCAGTAATGCGCGCCATATTTGGGTTGCCTTCCAAATCGAAAGCACCACTTGTGTTGCCGAATGTCTTCTTTAAGTCCAATGTCTCTATGCGCCGCTTAACAAAATACTCTTTAGCTAACTCTTGATTTACTCTTGATTTGCTCTCGGCTTGTGTAATCACACTCTGGCCTGCGCTGCTAACGCGCCCCTGGTCATAAGTAGTTTTAAACTTTCTATCAGCCGATATTTCATGTGGTTGCAATGCATTAGATTGAATCATCTTGAGATTTCTAAATTCTGGATAATCTTTTAGAATATCGCCGATTGCCGCTATCTCAGGATTTGATGATTTCTTGCCATCTAAATGCGCGTAAATCTCATTGTCGCTTTCACCCTTAAGCAATAAATCATATTGCTCAGGTGACAATCTACCTAAACTATTATTAAATAATTGATGCTTTGATTTATAACGTGCCGTTTGAATGTTATGGTCTTTATTTTTATTAGTCATGTGCAAAAACGAATCCAAATCATTGCCGGATGCTATCTTTTGTGAATTTTTCTCTAACTTTAATGAATCATTGGCTTTTGTTGCCGCCTGAGATAATAATATCTCCATTTCTTGCTTGTTAATATCTTGAATCGCACGATTAACAGCGTCTTGGCGCCCTATATCTTCATATTCAGATGCACGATTATTCACTGAACTCACATAATCTCGTAATTCATCATCAGTAAAGTTACTTAAAGCAGCCTTGGCGGCATCAATGCAACCCTTATCTATTCTTGTGCCCTTAGCGACTTTTGGCTTAGCCATTATTTACCCCCTAATGCACATTCAACAAGCTTACTTAAAGCATCTTCATTATCTTTCAATTGATTATATCGTTGCTCAATGAAACTGAATTCTTCTTTGTCTAAATCAGAACCGTAATCTTCAATCTGTTTTCTCATGGAATCAAATAACATGTATGTCTTTTCAGTAGGATCTACTTTCGTTTCACCCTCACGCTTTACCTCTTTACCTTCAAATGAAGTACGCACTTCATCATTAATAATATCATTCTCAATTCTGGATTCTGGAACGAAAGGTGTTGCATCCTCGATTCGACGCTTAATGTAATCAGTTACTTTGGCAGGATTAGCCAGCCTTTGAGCATTAGAATCAACCATATCAAGGAAATGCTTTAATATATTGTTGAAAGCCTCTTGACGTCCATATTGAGCCTCAAGATTAACTCTATCTAACAAATGTTTGGCATTAGACCATAGTTGCGACAACTCCTCTAGACGATGATAGAATTTCTTGGTCTTATGATTTTTAATCAATTCTCCACTAGGAAATAATTTACTGCGCAAATCAGCCAATTCATCCGCAGGGTTCAAAAGCTTAATTGATTTCAATTCCTCTTTTAACTTTTCATGCAAACCTTCTTTATACCATTGCTCAAAGCGCGCACCTTTGCGAGATAAAATATCATCTATTTTCTTAGCAAGTTTTAATTTATAGCGCACGCCTTCAGGCACAATGTAAGGAACTTCACTTGCGTCATGTACACCCATTTTCTTCAAATGTTTGTAAATATTATTCTGTGAAAATAATTCCTTCTTGCCTAATCCCTTGGGTAAATGCCTATCAATGATTTCATCTAAGGCTTTGAAATGCTGACTACGCATACCGAGCTTATTCTCGATATGGTCACTATAACCTCGCAATCCATCCACTATATTAGGATTCTCTGCCATCATAGTACGCATAGCATCCATACGATTATGGACTACATAATCAGTTAATGTGCTTGCGTCAGTTCCACTAAAATAAGTTGATGATTGGTCTGCCACCGCAGATTTAAGATTGTTTACATCCTCATTGCTTAAGATTTCAAACCAATGATTTCCATTGCCATCATGTGGTATGCGTGCCTCATCAAGAACTTTCTTTGATGACTGCATCAATCCTTCGTGGTCTTGTGGATTTTCTAAATATTGCAAATACCAATCATGCTCAGTTTGGGTTATCTTTCCCTCTTTAACAGCATTATATAAGTTCTTTTCAAAATTAGTTTCTTGACTGGTAGTCAATGGATTGGCTTTAGTTCTTAAATGAGCCTCTTGATTTTTACGAAATTCTGCCATATTCGCACGTTTAACGCCCGGAATACGTGCCGCTTTAAATGCAATGTATCCCGCTGCAATGGATGCCGTAGGTATCAAGAATCCATAATTATCAGCCGACCAATCCTTAATCGCTTGATGCACATTTAAAGTATCATTTTCTTTATGGTAATTCTCTGCAATGTGCTCAGGAATAACAAAACCCTTGTAAGCACTATAAGATTCAACGGCTGCTTTTGTTGTGCCCGATAAACTTGCCTCACCTATCAAAGGAAAGTATTTAGCATAATTACCAGCGACCATTTGTGATAATGGCTTTTGAGCTAGACTTGTAAATGCTTCAGACGCTACACCTCGTGCCGCCATGCCAGCAGCACCCATAGCAAAACGACCTACAAGTCCACCAGCAAATCCTAATGGGGCAGTAGGTGCAATTGATCCAACGATCCCTGATACGGTATTAAATCCTTGTTGTGCCAATCCAAGTCTTGGATCGGATAGATTATTATTAATGACATCGATTTTATCAGCCATACCACGACGAAATTCAGGCGATGACAATCCAGGTGATATCCTCTCTCCAATCGCAGACGCAGCGAGGCCTACTTCATAAAATGGTTTTTCAAATGCTTGTGTAGCAGAATAAAAAGTGCTGGGCTTTGGCTGAATCTCACCCTGTGGCGCAATCTCGCGTTCTGCATTAAGACTCATAGAAAGCCCTTATAACCAAAACTTAATGATTGCTTGCCTTCTTCCTCTTTTGCTTGGGCGTGCTCTGCATGATTTAATATTCCAGCATTATAAAGTTCAGAATAGGCTGCATGACCGTCTTTATCAGGAATTAATTGACCAGCACCATTCACTACTTCTATGCGCCCCAACGTTGTATTAACCAATCTTAACTGATTCTTGCTCATGTAATCTTTTACCTGAGCATCATTCATGTACTCATGTAATTTAGTTTCTACAGAATTTATCGCATGTTTTGACAATAACCCCATCTGTGCATCATCAATCGGAATAATATTTCTATCCAGCATGTAATTATAAGAGGTAGCTACATCATATGATTTTTGCATGTTATTGACATACGTATCCCCATAATCGTCCATATGAGATAGCGTGGCATCTCCATTCTTCTCTGCCATGTATTGCACATAACGCACGGCCTTCTCAGTTGAAGCATTTAATAATACTCTATTATTGGCTTGAGAAGAGAAGTATTGATTAATCTTAGCCATCTTAGAATTAACAGTATCTCGAATGGTATTAATTGATTTACCTTGTTTATCATTCAATTCAAGAAATTGTGAGCGCACACTCCCAGATGTCGAGCGTTTGGCGTCTGTCGGCATTGAGTCTTGTTGCGAATGCCAGAAATCACTTAAAAATCCTTGGTCTGCGCCCTTACTTAATAATTGCCCCGTTTCATATACAGTTAATGCTTGGCGTGGATTAGGGATGGAATTAGCTAATGAGGCCCGATTCTTAGGATTAAAAATAGCAATGTTATTGATAGCTTGAGCAGGATTAGCGCCAGCCTTAAAAGCATCAACAACAGGTTGAACGTATTGCGCGGGAATTGGGTTTCTATATTGGTCTGGAACATCAGCACCAATGCCAACTGAATCAATTTTGCTAACTAACCCATTTAAGTTTTCAATGTACGCATCATGTCTTTGTTTTTCAACCGAGGCTTCATCGCCAAAATAAGCATGCTTTGCGATCACGGCATTTTGATTTGAAAAGTCTAAATATGCCCGACTTCCTGCGGGTGTTTGACTTATATAATTTGAGTATTGATTCCCATTCTCAATGCCAACAATATAATTATTTAATCTATCTTTATATCCCGATTGCTCAGTGCTCAATCTATCAGATTTCTTTAATACATCCAGGCGTTTTTTTAATTCAGGCCATGAAACACCTGAAAATATATCACCACTCGCTTGTGCCGCACCTGCTTTATAAACTAATAAAGATTGCAGACTTTCAGTTGTTTTAACGCCAGCTAATTGTTGAGGCGGCACATATTCACCCGTCGCCCATTTAGACTTAATATCTTGCGTACTTAGATGCGTCAAATGACTGTCTGCATGAAACATTGTGTCATGCGTCATAGGCAAATTAGCATTACTAAATGGCTGCGGATTAGGACTAGCCGCATGCAACGCATTAACATGACTTGCCGTTAAATTCTCATTCTTATAACCCTCAAGAATAATAGCTGCTCTATCAACTTCATGTTCAAGTTGTTTATGGAGATTTGCCGCCTCAACAGCAGTTAATATTCCACTTCTTACCTGCCCTGCCAATGACTGGTATTGGGCTTCAATTGTTTTCTCAGCCGCTTCTGGGTTTGTAAATAAACTATTATTAATATCTTGCAGAGTACTATTGAAGGCTGACAATGTTGCATATTTTGCTGATTCATTCGTAATTGCAATTTGCTTTTCTTGAGCCTTGAAACTTAATTCACGCGTTACATTATGAGCGGCCAAGTCTAAATTAACTTTATCTTCACGATTTAATCTTGCGTTAGCTTTGATTCTTTCCGCTGTTTGTTCGGCATTCTGAGCTATTGCTATTGAATGCTCAGGACTTCTCGCCATCTCAAGGCGTGATTTATCCGAGATATCATCAAGCATTGATTTAGTTTGCAGTAAATTTGTCTTGGAAGCCTCACTCGCATAGTCCGCTGACTTTTGAGCCGCTCTATCTGCAATATTACCCAATACTTGGGCTATCTCCATTGAGCCTTTGGCTGTAGATTTCGGCGATGGCGGATTAATAATGGGGTATGCATCTTTGTCTTGGGTTAATTCTCCGGCCATTATATTTCCTCAGCTTGAGGTAATTTACTACCATTTCCAAGTGTAGGCCACTTCTCAGCAATTCCAAGGCCAGCAAAAGCTAATGACGCCGCATCACCAAATAATTGGGCATGCAATGTGGTCTTGACGTTGCGTCGCTCGATATCTAATCCCTGGTTAAACAATGCTTCCTCAGCATTTAAATTTCCTTGCTTACGTGAACCGATATTTATAGTTTCGCGCTGAATTGCGTTAAAGCTAGGTGATGAAAATGACACGCCACGAGTACTTAATTGCGCTGCTTGACGTTGTAATATTTTCTCTGTCGCATCAAGGTTTTGTAAGTTCTTTTCTTGATATTGTAATGATGCAAGCTTTGATTGTTGATTAATAGCTGATAAATTAGCTTGCTCTGCTTCTTTCTCAGCACTCATTTTACCAACTGTGGCTCCGGCTGCTATTGCTGCCATCGCGAAACCTGCTGCTTCTAATCCCATAATGACCCCGTTAAATAACTGCCATAGTTAGCTCATAGCCAATTGATAAGATTTGTAAATCAAATGGGGACGATTGTGTTATAACAATGGCCTCTCCATCAAATCTATAATAACCTTCCACTGGCGAAAATATAGCAGTATCTGTTTTAGGAACCAGTGGCAAGCCTAATTGTATCTCTTGAAAATTCTGATATTGAACTAATTTACCATTAATGAAGAAATCAAGCGACTCATAATAGTCAATATAAATTCGATTAAGAATCTTCTCAAATGGCGAACTCGTAGAACTAAAGAATGGATACATGGGCTTGATTTCAACATCATAAAGTAGTCCGACTTGTGTATCTGATTCAGGTACAAAATCAGGGGGTAAAGGAGTCACCGTTATCGTCCCTCCAACCACTAGAAATTGACCGTAATCTTGACGCTCATACACCACTTGCACAACATATCCGTCAAACCTATCCAGTCCGACGATTACACCTGTAGTACTTATGGGGAAGGTTTGTGAGCTATCGATGTATATACCGCTATCAAATCTATCAATCGTATATTGTTGAGTTAAAGTGAAGTATTTTAAGATATAGACGTGATTATTTACCGTAACAATGTCAATTAATGTCACATTCTCTTCAAACTCAACTGGCGTTAATGCTGCTAATTTATTTTCTAATGCAAACTGGAAAGATGAAAGTGTGTTATCAACCTGATTCAGCAAGTAAATAAAGTTATCTTGTGATGTATCGGTACCACGCAATAACGCTCGATTCACAGGATTTTTCATTAAATGCTGGCTTTGTGGTGCAATATTACTTGACTGATAGGCAAGCCCTACGCCTGTGAAATGATAATTAATCATGGCTTTACCAGTCTTTTGCACAAAGTATGTATCATTCAAATATGTTTGAGGTTTTAATGTAGTGGAAGAACCAAACGATGATTGCTGCCTAATTGAAAATGAACTTGGAGTTAATCCAACGTCTTCATTTTGAGGGCATGCAAACTCAAAATTATTGGTAAATATTTCCAACTGCTTGCCGCCATTCATCCACTGAATAGCTACTGTATCACTTTGGCCTATAGTATAGATAATTGCATCTGTATCGTTTCCTGCGCCCACATCCATTGATACCGGTTGATTTAATTTGGAACCAAATATGGTAATGGGTAGAAGGGCTGTATTAGCAAACCATAATCTATTTTGAAAGTAGAGCACTTTAGCGGGGTAACCTAACCCATATGGATTGCCCAATGTATTAACCCAAGCCGGTTGTTTAATGGAGTACTGCGAGCCTACAGCATCAGGTGATGATACATCAAACGCTATTTGCACTAGAATTGTAAATTGCACTGTGGTTGTGCTTTGAGAAACCGTCTGAATAATTCCATACCCCAGTGGTGCTAAATCACTTACGCCTCCGCCTACAATCTGGCCGCCTACCCATGCATTTGTATATACAGGAATTCCCGCGCCAAATGGCATATTAGTAAATGTAACTGTAAGCGTTGAACCACTCAACCCTGTGCCACTTAATGCAACTGAAGTATTATTATAGTTTATTTGATTAAAATCATATGCTGGCAACGGATAGATATCTAAGTACTGGAATGCAAATGTAAGTGGACTGTAATTGCTTATGTATATTCTGCCAGGAGGGTAATTTGGAGATGTAAGAATAAGTGTGTCATTGTCTTGGGTATAGTCAATATCAAATAAATCAGCATCTGTGTAATCAACTGGGATTGCTTGAACAAAATTAATCATTTCTTGATTATAAGTTACAAAAGCCCCTGTATATGTCACAACATATCTATCTTGATAATCGATAACATAATCTGTTTGTTCCGGGGCTGATAAGACATAAAAATGTCCGCCTGCTCCTAGGATTATGTAATAAACTCCGTTCTTATCAATGAATTCATACATTGTTGAATTAGGAACTGCTTCACCAGTAGCATTATATCTGTATGTGGTTCCGCGTCTTTTCTTAGCAAGACCCGTTGTGCCCACTTCACAATTTAATAAGCTTTGTGCGGCTGTAAGGTACGCGGGATCGTCCGTTCTTTTCCAGACTTTAATATCTGTTTCACCAGCTACGAAGCTAGTTTGACGTACCATTTTTGGCATTGACACACCATCATTGAAATTTATTAATTAATCATATCATAGGACTACACGAATGTAATTCTGTTGAAGTCATTGTATGGTGTAGCAAAATGTGGGTTAAGCATATCATCGCTTGTAATGGCTTTTGCGATCATCTTCTCATATTCTTTTTCGAGATACTGAGTCAATGGCACATTATTAGTAAGCGTTGGAGATAATTTAGCTGCCGCATACAATACTAATGCTCGAGCAAATAACGGAGGGTAAACTGTGGGATCGGCTTGATTAACAATATAATAATATCCTACTGGCAATGTTTGAGCCAATAAATACCCGTCTGCAAATTCATAAATAGGCCATTGCGATCCTGTGGCTTGCCATTTAAAGAAATGACCAAAGTTTCCTGGTAATTGATATGTGTAAATAAAGTCAGGTGAAAAATTAAATGTTAATGGAGTTGAGTCTTGTGTAAATACAACTAAGAATGACCAGTTATAAACTAAATATAATTCAGGAGCTAATTCATAAATCTTTGCACTTGCTTGTTGCGCATCTGGGCTTTCATCAATTGCAGCAACAGACGGTCGCCCTAATTCCGAAAGGGTACGATTAACAAGTTGTAAGTGAGTCGGCATAATTACTCTTTAAAAATTGGGGAGCGTTTTAAGCTCCCCACAGATATTATAGAACTTCGTATCCAATTAACAATGTACCACTTAAAGCACTACCAGCAACGTTATTGTTGGTAATAATTAAGTTTGCAACACCTGTACTTGAATACACGCAACTCAACTGAACACCTGGAATGGCATTCGTTCCACCCATCAAACTCACTAAAATAACAGAGGTTGATACAATTTTACTGTTATTAAATGTGAGAGTTGTAGATGCTGCTGCCGCTGTTGATAATGAGGAAGTAGTTAATACACCTGATTGACCATTAGCAGTAAACGAAGTTGATGCTTGTGTAGCATTAGCCTTAACTGTTAATACAGAACCAGTCAATTGGCCGCCCGCTAATGGAACACCACCTAAATTAGCTAGTGAAGAAGATGCACTTGAAACATCAGAGAGATTGTTAGAAGCAATTAAATAATCATTTGGGTTGCTTCCTTCCGCCACGGCTGTTGCTACATAACTGAATGTAGCAGCACCAGCATCAGTATTTAACAGAATCGTTAAGCTTCCTGAGCCTGGAGTTACTTTTTCAATGTATGATGCATTGGTTTGTGCGCTCATATCTGCCATTACAATACTAGATGTTGTAATGTTTGAATCTGTAATTGTAACAGTAGCACTTCCGCCAGCACTTGCAGCACTAGCTGCATAACAACCTAATGCTGTTAAAGCAGTAGATGCAGTTACGGCTAAGTAAGAAATTACTGATGCGCCCGGGTTTGCGCTACATACTATAGTCAACACTCCCGCAGCTACACTAATAGTTTCAATCTTAACTGCAGTTGCAGAGCTTGCAAAGTTAGCAACTACAATTTGACCTACTACAATATTTGCATCATCAATTACAATTGTGGCACTTCCACCAGCATATGAATATTGACCTGTATATACTCCAAGATTCTTTAAAGCTAAAGAACCAACAATCGAAAAGTATGCAATTGTAGATACGCCTGCTGTAGCACTATTCAATACTGTTAATTCACCAGCACTTGGTGTAACTACTTCAACATTACCTGCTGTTGCTGCTACTGGCCAACGAGCAAATGCAATTGAAGCGGCACTTATTTGTGAATCACTATAAACTGAAGTGGCACTTGTAGTTGTGCTTGATTGTTCCGCAGAATGAAAACCAAGGGCTTCAAGTGTTGTTACACCGCTTTGGTTTAAGTTTGCAGGTACTAAACTCCAATCGCCTGTTCCAGGATTATAGTTAACTTTAAGCAATGTTAAGATACTAGCCTCGCCTGTGTTCAATGGAAACACAGAAGTATCTAAGTAGTTTACATAAAACAAATCGTTTTGTTTTGCTTTAGCAGAGATATCATTTAAATATCCGGCAGCTGTAATCAAAGCGTATGTATCTTCCGTGCTCGCATAAAATTCATTAGGAGCCGTACTTATATTGCCCTCTGTAATAAAACCAAGGGTTTCAAAATTAGACATGATTTTAGCTCCTTATGCGTTAGCAACGTATGGGTTTTGAGTTTCAATCAACGCAATACCGTTATACTGAATTACGTTGGCACCTGATGTAAGAACTGTTAACAATTCCCATCTATCATTTTGTGGAACCCAAGTAATACTTGTTGAAACGTCACGGTTAAATATTTGTACCATAGAATCCATATGAACTAATGGCGTTAAATATGTATCTGTGCCAGCAGAAGAAGTAAAAGGAATCGTATTGATACCGTTTGCACCTAATGTTCGGATGTCTACACCTAAATAAGATGACAATCTGTTGTCAACTAATGGGCGAACATCGTTATAAAATATGTTAACAACGCGATCGTCATTTAACATAGATTGTTTGGTAATTGCTGGCAGCCACAAAGAACATGAATGTTCCATTACGTTAACGCCTTGGTTTTCCAAGTACGAAAGCGCCTCGGCCATCTTACCCTCGTTCATACCTGTGTTAACGCCAACGTTATATTCAACTGTGAATATAGTGTTAAAGCCAACTGAAGTATAAAGAGCGTTAATCTTAATGTAATCCACCATACGAGCAGCAGCTAGCGCATGTAGCTTTGCATGGTCAACAATCTTATCGTAAGCAAAAAGAGTCTTTTCACCACCGCCGATAACAGTTTTGAGTGCATAGTTATAAGGAACAATCATAACGTTTGTTGAGTCCACAGGTGTTACTGGAATATCAACAGGTGCGTATGTTTGGTTTTGCATTTCAATGATATCAGATACAGGAACGTTGGTAGCTTCGCCAGTTGTTCCGTGTCTTTCTTCGATTGTGTCAGCCAGGTATTGGCTATTTTGGTAACGTATTGTTACCTCGGTGTCGAATAGCTGTGACGCCGTTGCTAAATCTATTTGATCAGCCATGTTTGCGTACCTCAATCGTATAAACAAATACACGTAATTACACGTGTGCCTATCAATAACTATTGGGTTGCGGAATTACCGGCCAATATTATGTGTGACCAAATTACAAAAGGTTGCCTTACGGGCTTTCGTAATAAGATAGTTGTATTTTATGATTTAATCTTTTGATTTGTCAAATGAGTCTCTATAAGATTTTCCCAGAAAGGAATATTACCCAAATCATCACAGATAGAAAATAAAACATTTCTAACCGTTTCAAGCTCGACAGTTTCCCATTCACGAGAAGCTGTTCTTGTCATCGCCTCTTGTAATCTTTCAATTGACATCCATACTTCTATACATTTCTCGCATAACTGATTACAGGAATCTTCGGAAACTTTTTCATAACAAAAATCACATTTAAATCTTAAATTGCATTCATAGCTCATTCTTAATTCCTGAATTTGAAATATGCCAGGCTTCCCGTTTCGTAGTGCCTGGCGCACCACCTCATAACGCATCGGGTTAGCTTTGACGTATTACCGTCTTAATCAATGGAACCATCCACGCTTGCACCGACTCCCAAAATTCATTAGTTGGTGTCGTAGATATAAAACTTATGCTGCCCAATGTATCTAACTTATGAAATGCCGTTACAGTAAATGTTGTGTTAGCAACTGAATAGATAACATCAAATCGATAACCCACGTACATATTACGCAGTTTATATTTTATCTCTCTAATAATATTATCCATCATGATTGCCTACTTAATTATGATTTTCACACCAAATAAACTATAGATTCGTGGCACAGCACCAGCATGGTCATATTTCTTTTGTAAAAACTCATCAGCCTTATATAATTCATCAAGTAAAGCCAGATATTCACCCATACTTAGCTCTATTTCTTGATAAGGTCCTTTTAATGACAATGCCTTGACTATTTCTATCATCATTTTTTCCACTTACGCAAATCAATCCATATCACAAAAAAACCTATCAACAACCCAATTCCAACACTTGTAATAATTTCTAATAAACTCATCATTGCCCTCGATGCGCTAACTGAGAACTTAATGCAACATAACGTTTCTGCGCTTCAACTCTCGCCTTACCACGTGACTTCATCATTAAATCACGTGCCTTGTGTACATCATCATGCGTAACATCATTGTAACTTCCAATAGAAACTTTACCACTGCCAGGAACTGAAGAGTTTAACATCTTACTACGTTGTTCAAGCAATTGGCCGCGCAAATCCTTATCCTTAATTGCCTCTTTTAACATTTTATCTGCAATCTTATCGGGATAAGTTTTGTTTAGAAAGTCTTGTAACAGATTTAAATTATCTGCCCCCACCTCTTTCTTGGCTGCCTCGAATGCTTCTACCTGCGACTTCACATGATTGTTCTGTCTTTGTGCTAATCTCTCAAATTGCTCTTGGGTCAATCCACTTTCTTTAGCTGAAATCTTTAATTGCGCAATATCATTGTCATGTAATGCAACATCACTAGGCACCTGATAATCATCAGGAACCTTTGTAACCTCAGAATACTTGTTTTTTAAATCCTCGTTTTCTTGGTAGACTTTAGCGGCATTATTATAGCCTGCTTCAAGCTCCTCAATTGATTTAAATTTACCTGCATAAAGCTTTGGTGGCTCAGAATTCTGCGATAGTTGGTCTGACATTCGGATCCTCTGGAGTTAATTGTTTATTAATTAATGTTTGTACTTTATCTACTACTGACTTAATACCTCTTATTATAGACCTTCGCCCATCATAAAAAGCAAAATGTGCTTCAGTAAAATATTCCTCTTGTGGTTCTTCCCAAAATAACTCATCAATCATTGTCTTTAAACACTCACCACCCAATTCACTCGTGAATAATTTGTAAAGTTTAAACTCTTTTGGTGATATTTGTCTTGAGTCTAATAACTCTTCAATCATATTGTTACACCTTTATCTGCCGGGAATGATACAGGAGCTGCCGCAGTACTAGGTTGTGAGCCTGTAATCTGTTGTTGCTGTTGTTGTTGCGCACCTGCTGCAAGTGTTGCTTTGAGCTTGTCATCAGATACGGATAACTTGGCAGGTAAATTGAGTTTCTCCATAATAAAACGGTTCACCTCAAATATATCTGTACTAATCATAGGTGCTGCCTGACCAAAGAATTGTTGTTTAATCTGCATAGATGTAATAAGGTGGTTTAAATCCGATTGGTTTTGTAGGTCATATAATGGCGATTGAAAAGCAAATTTTAATTTGGATGGTTCAAATCCAGGTATTACTTCTTTTGGCTTCAATAACAATCCACGCTCATTTAAAATTTTCGCCGATACTTCAAAAATTTGCCTGGGCAGCTCATTTATCAATCTTGATATGTCTGTGCTTGCTGTTCTTTGCGCTCTATTCTCTCTAATAGATATTTCAGTCGCAGATTTAACTGGCGTCTGAATTTCACCTAATGGATCAACCATAAATGCTTTTTGAATCGTTTCTTGCATATGCAGGGTCATCTGAAAGACATCTGGATATTCGGGCATTTGCAATGCCTCCAATGGATTGCGCCCATTCGGTTGACGTGCAATCATAGCTCCTGCCCATTGCCGAATCGAATACGGGTTAAAATAACTCCCCGCATCATAGAACATAGGCGGATTCGCTTTGAATGCCATATTCTTTCTTGAATACTCAACAATACGATTTAAATCTTGGATGGTGGGCAGCATATCAATACCTACGCCGCGGCCTTCTGCTTCACCTGGTCTTACACGGTCTCGATAAACAATAATCTGTCTGTAACTGCTATACCTATCCCACAAAACTGTAAATGGGTCGTCATCAAGTACAGCGTAAATATAATACTCATTTTGTCCCACCTCGACCTGCCCATAGTTGACAGAGTAAGTGTCGTTAGGATTGTCACGCAAATTATTAAATTGATTTCCGTGATAATCCGGGAAAGTATCAAGGACTGCGCGACCCGTCATCTTTGCAACGTACCAACAATTACGTATTAAATCATCATTGCAATACTCAATATAGAGAGCCACAGCGGGAATACTACGAAAGTATAAGGGTACTTCGTCACTCGGGCTTTCCACCCATATAACCCCAGTTCCACCGACAAGATCCAAGTTACTCGAACCAACCACGCGAGCCAAGTTAGATTCATTAAGATAGAACATAAGCCTTTCATTTACTTTATCCAGTACGATTTGACCTTTCTGTATATTCTCTTCATCGTGCATATGTGGGTCAAGTACGTATTTACCCCATACTCTATCTTTGGGCATTAATAATCCGTGCAAATCATTAGCGCGTTGATAGGCCGCTATCATTGCCGTATTATCCCAAATCTGATTCGTAACAGGTTTACCAGTATCGGTATAATTAAACTTGATATTGAACGCATCTCTATCTGGAATTACATAAAAATAAAGATTTTTATAAAGGGCTAACCATCTATCCTTATAATATCGGGCTTCTTGAAATCTATCGTTTAATTTATGAAAATTTTCGGGTGGTTGCATAATTACCTCTTAGGCGTCCATGTTTGACCGCCTTGGCCCTTGATGATATCAAGTCTTTCTTGATATAGATTCTTACGCTTTTGTTCTAGTTCTGCTTGATTGTGTTTAAATTGCTGGTCGATTAATTCATCACTCTTGCTTTGTTGACCGCCAGTATCGCCACCACCACCGAAAAATCCCATTATCTTCTCCAAAGGTGCAGTATTTGATAGTTGCTGCCTTCATGTTTTAATAGCTTATTGTATAGGTGTTTAGGATTAAATGTAAATCCAATGTCAACGCCTGATATATAGCGGTCTAATTCATTACAACTACGCACCATAAACGGTTTCCAGCACACCTTTTTCTTCTCTTCAACCATCACGGTTACAATTGAAATTAAACTTGGAATATATTTCAGTCCACGCAAAAGAGAAGGGCCAGAATAAACCTGAATCCTTCTGTTTAGTACGCCAGTTAAATCAAATTCTGTAGCAATCCATGAACTACCATCATAACAAATAATATTGCAATGCTTGAAATCTTTATCAAATGCGAATCTTGCTTGCGGTCCACTTGAGATATTATAAAAACAGAATACACAAATCATATTAATGCATTAAATCAATCATAACCTGTTCATGTTCAATCTTGGTTTCAATCAAACGCAAATGACCGTCATCAACTCTATATTTGCATTTGTATCGGTATTTCTTGCCCTCAAATGTAAACCCGCGCTCATACTTGCGCCAAGTATCATAAGCCGGTAATGATTGAACATCCGTCCAGACCATCAGCATTATTGAGCGCTCGAGCTCTGACATCTCATGCAAGCGTTTGACCTTCATTTCTTGCCTTTAGGTTTCTTCGCCGCAATTTCAAGCTTCTTCCCAAATAAAGCATTGCTGATTACTTCCTTATCATGAGCCGTGCCATCTTGCACGGCCTTTTTGAAAGCAATTTCCAATGCTATATTCATTTTTGGCTTTGTATAATTATGCGGATGGTTCACTCGGCGCCTGCTCTGCTTGTTGTTCTATTGGCTCTGCTTGTACTTCAACCGCTTGTGCTTCATTTGCAGCGTCATTGACTGGCGCTCCAGGCTCTACATAAGTTAATACAGCATTTTGCATCCACATATGACCTTCATCAAACCGATAAAATGCTTGTTGTTTTTGGATTGGCGCACCAGGCATTGATGCTACTACTTGCATAAATTCAACGTATGCTTTACGTAATTGATTTAGATTAAAAGCTTTTTGTTCTTGATTTGACATTTATTTTTTCCCTTTTGATTTAGTTTTCTTTTTACCTTCACGCGCTTCACTATAGGCGATTGCAACCGCTTGCTTCTGCGGCTTGCCTGCATCCATTTCTCTTCGTACGTTCTCTGAGAATCCTTTGCGGCTCTTTGCAGATTTACCTTTGACTAATGGCATGATTATTTCTTCTTTGGTTTCATAATCTTTTTATATTCTTTCTTTTCCATCTCTTTAACATTAAGCTTAGATTTGTTCATATCTTTCTTCATCATCTTTTTATCTTGCTTAATATCACTCTTTTCAGATTCTTTAATCTTCTTGTCCATCATCTTTTCTTCTTTCTTCATTTTCTCTTTCATTTAATTTACTCCAGAAAAATTTATCGATTAAATAAAACAATTCGCCCTCGTTTATTTCCAATGCTAAATGCTTCTCATTCTCAATAAACATCTTTCCGGCTTGACCTATATTCATCGTATGTTGATGCATTACTATGTAACTACGCGCAGTATCTCGGCTTTCAAATACTTTGATATACATTATTCAGCTGGCGGTGTCGCAACAGGAGCTGGACTTGGCAAATGTGCAGCTACTTTATCGCCTAACCATGCACCCACAACATCTGCAAATGCTTTAAGCTCTGATACAAATGCTGCCTGTAGTTCAGGTGCATGTGATGCTAATTCGGTTTCTAATACTGAAACGATGTGACTTGCAATAAATCCGCTTAATAAACTCATAATTATTCCTCTTCATCCAGATAAGATTTCTTTTTGTTTTTGTTTTTAGGGGGTATATACGTGCCTTTCTTTATTTTACTCAATGTAGTCTCACTAAGATTATATTCAATCATAATAAAATCCTCATCAACAAATCTAGATAATAAATCAATAATCTCTAGTGTTTTCTCGATGCATGGAGATGCATACCTGTATTCAGTATTTACCACGTATTTATCAAATTTAATGCGTTTTGCGGTCAAGCTTGAGATATTAAATATATAGATAATATCCTCAAGTGTAGCCCCTGCTTTTAAATAACCTTTAATCTTAGCAAGCTCATCCGAGTCAGGATCACTTTGTGCTCTAGACTTGTTAGCCTCCAGTCTCCACGCAGATGGCGCTCGATGTTTCAGTGCTGCCTCAGATAATTGATGTGTCATTTATGCATCTTTTTTAATGTTTCAGCCAAGCGTGCGCGTTGACCTTCTTTGCCGCCTTTCTTTGCAGCAGCTTTTAATTTCTTGGTTGGTATCGGCTCGCCGGGTTTAGCTTTCAATTCTTTGCGTAATGCCCCAGGTTTCTTTATCGCATCTTTAATCCAATTCTTCTTGCCTGCCATACTAGTAGCCCTCAATTTAACTGGTTTCTGAATTTGCGGCTTTATTGCCATGATTGACCCCTTTGTTTTGGTCAACTATAGATTGCATTAACATTTTATAGTCGTCAAGAAGTTGCTTATATAATTCAGAATCTTTCCCGAATTCTTCAGCGCAACATTTCTCAAGCAACCATGCCACAGCTTGCCAGCCTTTATTCATCGTTGCCACTGCTCGCATAAATTCTTGGACCTTTAACCCTTGCGCTTCACGCACGTCATCCAAAAACTTTACATAATCAGAATCAACGCCTTTCTCTCTATCTTCTTGGCCACGCTTCATCCAATTCAATGGGGTCTGAGGAGATAATCTAGCTATTCTTGCCGCATTACTTATCGATAAATCACTACGGACATTATCAACTATAATCTTGGCTCGCTCGGGTGTTAATTTAGTTGGTGCTCCGCCTAATTCGCCCATGTATTTCCTCGTTTATCATCACATAAGTATTACAATTTTTTTGTGATATGAAAACCCTTAAATTAAATATTTATTAAAATATCTTTATCTAATGTAAACTATCGCTTGACACTAACTTAACATTGCAATATACTATGCTCGTTAACTAAACAAAAAGGAAGCAACATGACTGACTACGAAATAATAGAAAGACTTAATAAAATTAGAGATTATGCCCATGAATGCAGAGAAGTATTTGAGAAAGAAGTTATCAAAGACGCATTCCTAAGAATAGCTTATATGCTTGGTAATATCGAAAGTAATTTGCAAGATACACCAGATGTGGAGCACGAATAAATGTTTATGGAGCCTTGGCAGTTATTATTAATATTATCCATAGTTATAGCGTTAATCATCAGTGTAGATGGAGGCTATTTGGCTTGTACGATACTCGGATTTATATGTTTCGGTGTTGCGTATCAATATTATCCGTGGTTATTGCTTGCTTCTCCGCTGATATTGGCAACAATAATTCAAGTGCAACAAAATAAAGAAAAAAGGAATAAAAATTATGGGAAAAATGAAAAGCTATTACCACGATGAAATTGAAAACAAAGAATATGATCCACCAGAGTGTGAACCATATTTTGAAGAATCTAATGATTATCGATTGCAAGAATGGAAAGATACCCGCGAAGATTTAATACCATTCTAATTACTGATAATCATTCACTAAGGCGTCGACATTACGTCGGCGCGTTCCTCTGTTCACACTTCCATCTGCTCTACCGTGCAAATCACGCATCTTGTCTTTAGCTAGCGATCCTTTCTGCACTGGTCTAGCGGTAACTGCGCCTGTATCTGTAGCAGAATACCCGCCATCGTAATAATTAATCGCATGACCTGACCGCTGTCTGTAACTATGTACAGCTTCTTTAAATTCCCAGTGGTCCATTATCTGTGCCTCGCATTAATCGCAAAGGTTTCGCTGCCATCCCAAATAGTCTTGGGGTTTTTATTTCTTGGCACCTTGGGCTGTTCTTTGTTGTGGCCACCATCATAGTAATTAATTGCGTGGTCAGACCTTTCCTGATACCTCAGAACTCTTTCTTTGTGTGACTCGTGGTCCATTTAAATTCTGACCGGTTGATTTCGTAAATTGAGCCCTCTATTAAATTCAGGCGCGCGATTGGTCTTGTCTTGCAGCGCTTTTTTGTGGGCTTCTCGATTTAATCTGTCTTCATCACGGTTGGCAGGCGAGAACAATTTCATGTGATTATCTTCCATCACGCCACCGTCGTTATATTCGACCTTGTGGCCAGTTCTGTCTGAATAATTCTTTAATCGTTCTCTATTGGCTTCATGATTCATTATCGACCACCAGTAATCATATCTCTGAACCGAGCATCACGACGAGACCTGCGCATATCTTCTCGCATATTTTCTCGGTCCATATGGTCCTGCATAACACGCTTCTCACCATCAGACCGTGGAGCCCCTGCGTCGTTATACGTAATTGGATGCAACATGCGATCAGACACAGCTTTAATCGTAATTCTATGCCTCTCGTGGTCGATAGCCATGATTAACGTCCCATCTTAGAGCCGCCACAATAGTATGTGGGCTTTCCACCACCACCACGCACACTATCCATGGCCTTGTTCACAGCACTTGCATCATAACCACCCATACCCATACCTTGACCCTTTGCAGCGCCTGGACGTGGAGAATCTTTACCTGGTATATGAACGCCGCCACCATAACCTACAGCCGCTTTATTTTGTTTAAGTTTTAAATCAGTTCCGTAGTACATTTCAGCCACCTAATTTAGATTTATAAATATAATTTATCACAACCTAAATTTAAAAGCTAACATCAAAACATCGTGTCAACCAACCATCAAGAAAAACTTGTTGGTTCGGCTTAACGGCTACCAACTCCCGCATATATCCCGCTCTTGTAGCAATCAGCGCAGGAATCAACATGAACGAAGCCAAATTAATAGCACTCAAAGTCTTTGACCCAAATATAGCATCATCCTTTACGAAATCTTTACTCTTTTGTGCAGCACAAATTGCTTGCTGAACTAATCTAGTTGCCTGTGCCAACCCATGATTGACCGACATATCGAAAATGTACTTCCCCAATATGCCGTTCATTATTTTTTCAAAGGGCGCATTTATCCAGAACTCAGAGTAATAAATCTTCTCTGCCTGCTGCACGGTTAACTCTTCAATCGTTTGTTCTGTGACATCTCCGTAAATTAAGGCGCTTTTTAGCGCGTTTGGGGATACTTCGCGAAGAAACCTTAGTGAGATACCAAAATTTGTAACGCCTCCAGGATCGGCTTCATTTTTCGTTAAACCGCCTTCATGCCCTAAAACGTAAGTTACACACGATTGAAAGTTAGCCATCCTAGCCCCCCTAGATTAAAACGATTGTTGACCGCCAAACTCATGACCGTATTTTTGCTTAAAACGTAACTTCGCCAAATTCTCATTCTCTTTGAGGTGAGCACGAATCATATCACGTGGCACGTCTTGAAGATTTAACCCGGGTGCTACTTCAATTCCAGCATTAGGATTCTTAAACCCTTCGCGTGGTTTTCGTGTACGTTCCGTTACTACTGGTGTTCGTTTCTGTGCAACCGCTTCTGCCTTAGCCATCTTATCCCCTAATTTATTTTTTATTTATCCTAACCTACAAAATCTTATATCACAAACTAAAAAGCCCGTACAGAATACGGGCCCCAATTAGACTCACTATCAGGAAAAAAAGGAATCGAAAACCTGATAAGATAATTGTGGCGCAGATTATAACGTAATTCAAGCCTTAAGATCGCTAATTAATTGCGATAATATCTTTCTCGCCAAATCTTTGTCCCTTGGTGCGTCTATTTTTGCATAAGGTTTATAAAGTGGGGGCTGTTCTTTTTCCTGACAAAGACTAACAAAATAACCGGCAGTAGGCATGAAAGGCGAAGGCATCAAGCGAAGTTTATTTAATCCACGTTCAATCGCTCTTACTGAATCAAGATTAGCAAGTTTAAA